CAACGAACTTAAAGTTACAAAGTCCGAGTCTCATCATCACGGCGAAAAAAAGAAAGATGATGAAGATAAAGAAATGCTCAAGGCAAAGAAAGAAGTTAAAGAGTATTATGAAATCGGCACAGATGAGTATCGTGACCACACATTGGATGTTACGCCGGGTCAGGATGATCCTGAGTGGGTTGCTGCACGGGACTTCAAGATGGCTTCGATGAAAGAGGCACTTGCAAAAGTTTGGGGTTTGGATGAGAAAACACTTGACAAATCCTCTAAAGAAGAGTATGATGAAGAAGATGAGGAGCTCAAACCAGTTAAAGGTTCAAAGACCATGACAGGTGGAAAAGTTGCAAAGGTAGAAATTCAGCCCAAAATTGACGGATAAAATGAAAGACTTGTTAGAGATGATGGAGGCGTCTAAAGATGATCTCCCAGAAATCTATTGTGATATGGATCAGGTTCTATGTAACTTCATCGGCCGCGCTGAAGAAGTTATTGGTATGCCCTTTGCTAAGTTTGGTAAGGACGACCGCTGGATTAAGATCAGGAACACGAAAGATTTCTGGGCAAATTTAGATTGGATGCCGGGTGCAAAACGGTTATATTCGTTTATTCAGAAGTATGACACGCACATCCTTTCTGCTTATTCTGACCGTGATGATAACTCCCGGCCGGGTAAGAAAAAATGGTTGAAGAAGAATACTAGAATTAAACCTCGTAATATTAATCTTGTGAAGAGGGCAGATAAACAGAAATATGCTACTACGAATGGGAAACCAAACGTATTAATTGATGATTATAAGAAGAACATTGTAGAATGGGAATCGAAAGGTGGTATAGGCGTTCATCACACAGAAGTGGGTAAAACCATTGCTGAACTGAAGCGTCTAGGTTTCAAATAACATAAATAGAAACAATAATAGATTCTGGGGCGAATAAAGCAGGAATTTTCCTGCCTCCTACCTAGAAGACAAAAGGAGAATAACATGGGTTTATGGGGAAAATCAAGAACAGCGGAAAGCCGTCCTAAATTCCTTCCAGTAGATAGTAACGCTGCCGGTTCGATGGGCGCTCGGGAAAACGCTATTGCCACTGATGGTGGTTGGGCGTTGTCGCCGGGTCTTGCTGCATCTGGTAATGACAATGCTGATGCACAACCAGAAATTTTGGTGTGTATTCGTAACTTGGCAGATTCTTTCGGTTCTGCACAACCAATTTCGATTGATTGGACACAGGGTGAAGTTGCTGATACAGGAACATTCGATATTACAATTACGTTTGATGAGGCAGTTGATATTACATCTGCTGCTAGAACTGCTAACCAGACTGTCACAAACAAAGCTTACATTCTATTGTCTCGTTTGGGTGTGTCTGACATGGTTGAAGATAGCACAGTGGCGTGTCAGTACTACTCTGGGTCGGGAACTAACCAACTGACATTTAGAGGTTTGCTGCAGACGAATGCTGCTGCTGGTTATCTTGCATTTAACGGTGCGGGTTCTGGTGATACTGCAACTGCTGGTCTTGCCGCTATCGTATTTGATGGTACGTCAGTAATGAACGAAGAAGATGGTCGTTCTGCTTTGGGTATCATGCAAGAAGAGGGAACACAGACATCTCCTGCTGATCGTATTGTTCTAGATAGTGCTGCTGCGATCACTGCAAAAACAAACGGTGCTGCTACTGCTTCTACAACTCTGACACTAGACAACAACTCTGGCACAATCGCGATTGGCCAGAAAGTCTACGCAAAGGTTGGTGCAACGTCACTTGCTGATGCACAGGGTGATACTGGTGTATCTCATGATGGAAGTCTTACAGTTACAGCCGTTGCATCTCAGAACAGCATTACAGTGAGTAAAGCGGTTACGGTTGCTGATAATGTAGACCTTAACTTTGCTGCTGACGGTCATGATGAAATCATGGTTGAAAGTATTCCGTTCACACTTGCTGGTGTCAATGGTACGACTAACATCATGACAGGCGTTACGTTTACAGGTGGAGATAGTGCAGTTTACATTGGTCTGCAAGAAGCGGGAACAGACGATAACGATCAGGGTGAGGACAAAATCATTCTTAACCAGACTGATGGTTCTGGAACTGATGCTGGTGAAGGTATCGTTGCAGAAGATAAGACCAGTGATATTGCGGTATACACAGAACAGGGTAGTTCTAGTAACTCTGCTGCGGTACTGAATGGTGTTACAGTTGCTGCGTCATAAGTTGTATAAATAACTATATACTATGTCATGATATGAGAAGGAGAAATTATGATCGATATTGACAAGATTAATGAACGTAAAGAAGTTATTGCGAAAGACATTGAAGCGGTTCGTGCCCGGATGGGAGAAGCGCAGAAGAAATTCGCAGAGGACCAATCATTGTTGCAGGCACTTATGGGTGCATTTCAACAGTGTGACGCCTTTGCAAAAGAATTTAATGATGATACTCCTGTTGAGGAGAGTGATGTAGAGAATAGTGAAGACCTAGAGGACATGAGTCCCGGCGGTACTGACTAATATCTACAATAGCATTCCCACAATTTCGTGGGTTAATATAAGGAGAAGCCAAAATGGCAGATAAGAAAATTACAGCTCTCACAGACCTTTCCACCGGAATTGCGTCTGCTGACCTGTTTCACGTTATCGATGACCCAACGGGTACACCGATCAATAAGAAGATTTCCGTAGCGAACGTATTCAACTACATTCCTGTTCCTCTTGCGACGAACACAGCGGAAACAAAGACAGCCAACGGTGCTTTGACACTGACCAAGGGTATTCATATCCTTGACGGTACAAACGCTGCTGCTGCGATGACTCTTGCTAACGCCACAATCGTTGGTCAGATTCACACAATCGTTGCTAAGAACGTAACGAACACGGTTGACGTTGACCTTGTTACGACAATCGGTGCGGTTGCGACTGCCACGTTTAACGCTGTTGGTGAAGCGATTATGCTTCAGTGGACAGGTACAGACGGTTGGGCCGTTATCGGTCACGGCACAGGTGCCACGGGCGATCTGGGTACAGGACCGCAGCTTTCGTAGTATTTTCTACGCTTGCTTGGTGTGGGGGGCTTGTCCCCCCCACCATTTTATACATTGGAGAATTTAATGGTTGAAGTTTTATCAGAAGTAAATTGGGGCAAGGTAGTTGAGCCTGTTACCAAAGTTTTTACTAAGAAAAAAGAAGACCCTAAATTCCTTGAAGAACAAATTAGAGATTACTATCCTTGTGACGTAGAACCGAAGGACGAAGAAAAATGAAAACATTTAAAAATTTCGTATTAGATGAAGCAACATTTAACACAACTATGAATGCGATGCATCAGGACGTTCCGACAGGTGACTATTCTGATCCTAAAGTTGTGAAGGCACTTAATACTTTTGTAGGTACAGTAACACGGGCTACGATGGATGGAACAATGCTTCCTGAGATGGTCATTAGTAAGATGAGAAATTCTCTGAGTAAGATTGGACTGACCTTTGATGAAGTCCCAATGATGGAAGGTGAAAGTGGTTCCTTCGAATTGCCCTTGACCAGTTTTGGTGGTCGTTTTGGTAAAGGTTTGGATACCCCATATGATGAGTTTGCAGAGGATGACGGTATCTCGCATCAGGTAGAGGGTGGTCTTAAATTGGTGCTAGGATATAAAATGCAAGAGGATAATTCGTGTAGGTTGACTGCTTCTATTAAATAGTATGTACGAAACTATAAGCTCTAATAATTTCATGATGTATGCGATAAAACATTATGAAAACCCTCATTGCGAAGGAGAAAAAGAGTTTCACGATGATATGAAGAGGTTTAAGTATATCAAACGTCTTCTAAAGAAGTATAAAGTGAGTGGAGTATTAAAAGAACGACTGCTTCTGAACCATATCATTATTCTTAGGAACTTGTTTGGAAATGAGGCATGTGTTACACTTTTACTTTATAAGACACACCAAGAACATCTTGCCGCGTTAAAATCTTTCCTACTTTTCCTAAATATGATTAGAGATGATGAACTAAAAACAATTGATCAAGATGATCATGTTTTCGATGTATTAAGGAAAATCTAATGGGAAGAGCGATAGACTTATTCGTTACATACAGATTTATAAAACTGTTAGTCACTCCGTTTGAGAAGACTGAAGCGTATAAGCTTGGTATCATCGACAAAGATGGTAAACGTAAGACAGAACAGACAGTATCAAGAGGTGTTCGACCCACTGACCTCAATACTGCTGAGAAGAAGAACGCATACACTGTTCTTCACAAACTCGTATTCAACATCAAAAAGATTTTTGGCAAGGTGCCCGGACTTAGGACTAAGTTGGGAACCTATGCTGCAGCCCTGTTCCTACTCAAAGATACATTCAAAGAACACGTTGAAGACCCTGATATTTTCGAGAAGGAGTTCATGAAGTATCTCAAGGAAGAGGGTTACGAGATAGACAACACAATTTCCGAAGAAGTCATTGGTTTTGGAGAAGTGCTACCCAAGGGTGAGTACACTCTAGTCAATGATATCCTAAATACTGAAGAAGAAGAACTACAAGCAAAGTCTGGTGATAAGGTCGTTGCATTTGATGACGAAGCACCGATTGATACAGTTCTTGGTGTTGAGATATTTCCTATTGTTCATGTTAAGACACAAGAAAAGATTTACATTAGTTTGGAGGACATAAAATGAAACGCTGGTCAGAAGTATCCCCGTATAGTGGATTAGAAGAGGACGTTCCTACGAACAATGCAAGTAGCGGCGATATTGCAATGCCACCTGATGCGGTTGGGAAAAAGAAGAAGAAGACTCTACTTGATCGTTCCATGATGGACGCTCGCACCAAGGCATATCGTGAACACCGCGCTCGTCTTGAAGCTCGTCGGGTGAAACGAGAAGAGAAAAAGAACAAGAGTAAGTTCATTGAGAAGGTCAAAGAGGAAGTTGCGTCTGAGATGGCATATGGTGCTGGATACGATACAGTCAAACCAATGGCCAACATTCAGCCTGTGAATGCTGCGAAGTCTGGAACTGGATACGAACTGTATCACAAGCAGTTTTCTGGTGCCATGCAACACGCATACAAATTTGCAAAGAGCAAGGGTTACACTGTAAACCCCAAAGATATTGATGACATGGTTGCATCTGGTCCAAGGAAACCAAGCAGTGGTAAAACTAACAGTTATAGTCTTGGAACAGACAAGGGTAAAAGGGTTCAAATTCAAGTTACTAATCTCGACAATAAGAGATATGAACTGAATATGTACATTACCTGATGATTAAGGTCTATTTATTTCTCATCATCATGGGTGTAATCGGCGGTGTCGGTTATGGTGGGTATATGTATTACAAGGATACTCAAGAGCGTATTGCTATTCTGACTGATAATAACGCAAAACTAGAAGTAGCTGCAAAACTGCAAGAAGAAACTATCAATACGATGATTGAGGATGTTGAAAGAAATGCAGAACTAAATAGAGAACTGCAAGACAAATTACAATTAGCAGAGAAGTATGGCGACCAGTTGCGTAACACTCTGCGAAAACACAACCTAACACACTTGGCAAA